GCTACAGCGACACCCGCAGCGGACAAGGCCAAAATCGACATGATGATGGATTTCAGCGACAACAAGATAGGCGGTATAGCGCGGGATGCTTGGGACAAATTCTTTTATACTAGAGTGGCAACACTTGATGCGAAAGATTACAACGATGCTTTCGAGGTCGGGAATATTGGACCAGAAGAAAAGATTACTCGCTATGCTGCACTTTCATCAGCATCAGTCGGAGACATACTTATCGCAGAGGATGGCACCATCGCAGTAATAGCAAATATCGGATTTATCCAAATCGGATACAGCGCAGTACACGCAGCATAAGGGGGAATGAAAATGGTAAGAGAGGGACAAGTTATAGATGCGATTGATCACATCTTAGAGACAATGGATCGCAGAGGTTGGGACAAGCTGTCCGAGAAAAGCAAGAAGTCTTACGAGGCTTTATGGGCTTTACGCGAGGGGCTTGAGGGCAACCCAGATGATGGTACAAAGATGATCTTTTATATACCGTAAGGAGACAGACAGTGTTCCAATACAGCAAAAAGCGAGTTCACAAGGATGTTCCAGCTTGGGATATTTTTTACGGCGACAAGCGTTGTGGCTTGCTCACAGCATTTCCTCTGGACGGCCCAACGGCTACTATAAAGGTTGAACAGAATGTTAAAAGCGATATGAAGGCGATCGTAGAGCGCACGGTTGACGCCTCTACAGTCAATATGTGCTTTAACAGGGCTACAGAGTTGCACCAAGAAATGATTGAACATATAGTCATGGAGCTTTATTCGTGATACATCAATCATATGAACATACCAGTTTTTATCAAAGCCGAGGGTCGCAGACGATTAAACATTGCGAGAGAGCTTGGTGAAATAAACAGGCTTCGGCTGTCTTATGAAAAGTCTCTTGGCACCGCGATGCTTGCGGTCTTTGCAAAAGCTGGACAGCAAGCGGCAAATAATTTTGAACGCTTCAACAGCTTTACAATGAGAGACCTTCAACACGAGGCCGATGTTGAAAGGGTTCTTCGCGCACATTACGCAAGCGTCATTACTACTTTCAGCAATAGGGTTTATGACAATACAAAGCGCACGGCGTTTGAGCTTTTGATTGATCAATACATCTTGTTATATGGGGCAAACCGCATAACAGGAATAAGCAACACTACAGCTAATATTATCAGGGGTGCCATATTCGCAGGGGAAGCAGACGCGCTTGGAGTAGCCGCGATTGCTAGTTTGATCAGGGAACGCACAGGCGGCGCAATGGGGCGATCTAGGGCGGCTACAATAGCGCGAACAGAAACGCATGGCGCTGCATCATGGGCTACCCATACAGCGATACAAGATCAGCCTCTTAGATATAACAAGCAATGGGCTGCGGTATCAGATAGCCGCTCAAGGTCGCACCATGCGGTAATGAATGGTGTGCAAGTAGGACCAGACGAGGATTTTATAGTGCGTTACAATGGCGTTGAATATCGCATGTCGCATACGCATGATCCAAGAGGCGGTCCAGCGAACAATGTAAATTGCAGATGTGCAACTCTTTATGTTGCGGATGAGGACGAAATCTTTAGGGATTAACATATACTTCAAAAACCACTATTAGTATGTTACATTAGCTTAAACAACGAGGTCTAGTATGCCATTGCCACAGCCAAACTTGGGTGAAGATCGGGATGACTTTATGTCCAGATGTATGGGCGATGAAAAGGTAAGAGACGAATTTCCAGATAGTAATCAAAGGGTTGCTGTTTGTAATTCCCAGTACGAGGGCGCAAAGATGGTAAATGACAATACAGTTGATTGCGATGAAATGGAAGCAATTGACGAAACAAAATCAGAAACAATAGATATTGCGTTTGAGTATAAAGCGCATGATGACGCAGAGGAAAAGGGCGTATTTACTGGATATGGCTCAATTTTTGGCAACAAAGACCTTGGAAATGACATTGTTGTCGAGGGTGCTTTTGCTTCGTCAATTGGCAAAAAGGGCGCAAAAGCTGTCAAAATGCTTTACCAGCACCGTCAAGATGAACCAATTGGCGTTTTTGATGAAATCATAGAGGACCGCCGTGGCCTTAAAGTAAAGGGTCGTCTTGCTATGGGAACGCAGCGCGGACGCGAAGTTTATGAGCTTATGAAGATGGGTGCGCTTGATGGCCTTTCAATCGGCTATCGCGTAGACCCAAAGGGGGTTGAATATGATGAGAAGCGTAAAAGGCGCTATCTAAAATCTGTTGACCTAATGGAGATTTCCGCAGTCACTTTCCCCATGAACCCCCGTGCACGGGTTCAGGCAGTAAAGGGTGCGGAACGCACGGTGCGTGAATGGGAGGAACTTCTGCGGGATGCAGGTAGCCTATCGCGCAACGAGGCAAAGGTCGCCGCATCTGCGGTCGCCGTGGCACTGGAACAGCGGGATGCTGTAAAAGAGGAGACGCCAGAAGTCCTTGAAGCGATTAGTCGCTTTACAAACATCCTTAAATCCTAATCAACGGAGTGATCAAATGGAAGATCAGGTAAAAGTAGCCGTTGACGCAATGGCGGGTGCCTTTGAAGAGTTCAAAAAGGTAAACGATGCGCGTCTAGCGGAAATTGAAGCCAAGGGTTCATCTGACCCTGTAACAGAGGAAAAGCTTGCGAAAATCGAAGCTGACCTTGACCGTTACGAAGCCATTAACCAAAAGCTGGTGCAGCAAGAGAAAGCCAGCGAAAACTTTGGTGAAAAGCTTGGCGAAATCGAAAAGATGTTGAGACGCCCTGCAAACGCAATGGAAGCCAAAGAAGTCGACATTAGCCTCAAGGCTTGGGACAGCTTCATGCGCAAGGGTGAGCAAGGTATGGACGAAATGGAGCTTAAAGCTCTTACAGTCGGTACTGCGGCAACTGCGGGTAACTTGGCACCAGCCGAGTACGTTGAAGAGCTTGTAAAAGTAATTACAGAGATTTCTCCTGTTCGTTCTGTTGCGCGTGTTCGCCAGACATCAAACAAGGAAATCGAAGTTCCAAGCAAAACAGCGACTTTCGCGGCGGCATGGACAGCTGAAACTGGATCACGTACAGAGACAACTGGTTATACCACTTCTCTGAATACGATCCCAACCCATGAGCTTTACGCTCTGGTTGATATTTCAAGTGCATTGCTTGAAGACAGCGTGTTTGATCTTGAAGCGGAAATGAACCAAGAGTTTGCAGAGCAATTTGCAAAAGCGGAAGGTGCAGCGTTTATTTCTGGAAACGGAACCAACAAGCCAACAGGTATTACCAACGGCACAACGGTTTCATCAACAACGGCGGCGGGTGCAGCGGCAATTACTACCGATGACTTGATGGATTTGGTTCACGACCTCAAATCAGACTATGCCCGTGCAGCTTCATTTATGATGAACCGCGCTACACTTGGTGCAATCCGTAAGCTGAAAGATACTGCTGGTCAGTACATCTTCCAGACAGGGTTCTCAGGTCAGTCTGGTTTGCCAAACACAATCTTGGGCCATCCATATGTAGAGGCGCTTGATGTTGCGGATATTGGCACAGGAAACAAATCTGTAATCTTCGGTGATTATCGCCGTGGCTTTATGATTGTTGATCGTGTTGCGCTTTCTGTTCTGCGCGATCCATACTCACAAGCCTCATCGGGTAACGTGCGTTACATTGCACGCCGCCGCGTAGGTGGTGAAGTAGTGCTTGCAGAGGCAATGCGCGTTCTTGAACATCCGTAAAAATTGAACGGGGGGCTTCGGCCCCCCCTTCACCTCTGGGAGTAGCACATGAAGATAATGATGGTTAAGACCGCAAGTGGAAAAGCCCGTGAAGATGGTGCTGTGTCAATGAAGTATCTTGCGGGTACCCAATACGAAGCTACCGAAAAATGGCAAGAGAAGGTATTCTCTACTTTAGTATCTCTTGGATTTGCAAACGAAATCGGTGGCAACGCAGGGCCGACAGAAACAAAGAGAAAACGTGCTAGAGATGCAAAAGGTAAATTGAAGGCTGATGACCCTAGCACTCCTGATGTGAATGAAGCATGGGAAGAACCCACGCCGCCAAAGAAAAAGCGCGGACGTCCCCCGAAAGTAAAAAAATAGACAAGGCTCTAATCGTTGAGTGTGATCATTGTTTGTGCTAAGTTCATGGTGCATATGCAACAATCAACGGAGGGCCGAAAATGGCAACCTTAAATGATCGCGTCTTTGATAGTGGCCTATCGGTTCTGGACACTGAAGCCTCTCGCATCGACGTAACTTCTCAAGAAGCCACTACTTACACAGAAGCTACTTCCACGTACACTCTTGGAAATTCAACTTCTCTTTCTATTGCTGCACCAAGCGATAGAACGGGCGGGGGGCGCAAAGTGACGGTGGCGGCTATTACTGATGGATCAATCA